TACCGAAAAACATTTACCAACAAGAACGTCACCTTAACAACGCGATTGACCAAGCCATGCTCGCCGCCGCGCCGAAGCCACCGCTCGACGCCGCAATCGACGAAGCGATGAAGGGCTAACGTGTTCCGCAATTCGATTGTTCAGTTCCGCAAAAATCACTTCTGCGCCAGCAGGGTATTCAGGTGATAGACGGCGCCCTGGCCAGAAGGTCTGTTTTTGCTTGGCCACCATTGGTCGAACCAAACCAGAATTTGCACGCAGCAGCAAACTCTGCTGCGAGTGCCCCGAGCATGATCATCAACGGTGGGCTGTCCTTGATCTCGGGGTGGATAAACATTGCGGTCAGCACGCCTAAAAAACCAAACGCAAGAATAAAGGTAAGTGCCGCCGGCACGTTCGACCTTGTGCTTACCTGCATCTGCCTCGCGCTGGCCCGATCGGTGGCGTCGATTTCCTCGCGCCGGACCCCGAGTTCTTCCAACTTGAGCGCCAGGTTCTGCTCGGCCAGCTTGACGGCGACCAGTTGATCGCCTGACAGTTGCCCGTTCTTGAAGGCCTGGGCGATTTTCTCCTGCGTCGGCTCGCCGATACCGAGTGCTTCGCCTAAAGCCTGAACGGCCATGCCGGCGAACGGTCCGGCAAGCAATGCCGCCGCGGTCGGCGCCAGTTTCTTGAGTGCGTCAATCCAGTTCATCTATTCGCTCTCCCAGATCAGCAGCAGGATCAGCACAAACGGGATCACTGCTACGAACAGCACCGTCAGGTCGGACAAGTTTGCACCGCTGTTCATGTCGCCACCTCAGAATCATGTCTTTTGAATCCTGCTCCTCGCTCGGGAAAGGCCGGCGTGCATTCAGCAGGAGGGTCTGGATCCGGTGCGACAGGAGGGCGCTCACCTTACCTCCACCCACACATCCTCGTCCCGTTTGGCGACCTCCTGCAGCGTCAGGAGCAGGCGATCATTGACCCCCTTGCAGTTCGCCACCTTGTCGCGCAGTCGGACCGCGCCGAGCAGGGGGCACCCCTCGGTGTCGAACTCGGTATTGCCCCCGTGGAACCGAATCCCGGTAAATTGCGGGACATCGAGGATCTCTGGCATCAGTCGCTTGAACCTGTTGGACATCGAGACAATCACCCGGTAGCGACCCCGAGGAATCGCCGTTTCTTTCGGCACTTTGATCCCGTCGCCCTCCAGGTATCGGTCGGTATCCTCCAGCACCTCGCAGAAGTACCTTCCGTCGACAAACAGTTTTCCGAATGTGCGCCTCGGATGCCAGTCATCGCGGAGAAGTTCGAGCAGCATCTCAGTCGTGAAACCGCTCACACTCTTTGCGATCAACCTTGCCGTCCAACTTTTCCATGATCTTGTCCAGCTTGGCAAACAGCGCCTGCGACATCCGTTCCAGTTCATCCCGCTTGACGTAGGTTCCGGCGACCAGCACCTCGATTGCCTGCACCTTGTTGGCTAGAAGTACGTCTTCGTGCCGCATCTCAGCCAACGATATCCGCAGGGATCGGATCGCGTCCCAGATGACTTTCATGATGATACCGCCGAGGAAAGCGATGACCCCGAGCGCGGCGTTGATGAACATCTGAGTTGCTGCATCCATTTTCTTGTTCCCTTCTCATCGTCTATGGGTGAGATTTACTGCAGTTGAAGATGCGGCCACGGTTGCGTGTGGTCGAAGCCTTTGATGTACGTCCAATCGTCGCCGCGCTCATAGCCGCTCATGCTGATCCACAGGTACGGGATCAAATCCCGCTCGGTCAGGATAGGGTGGTTGCAGTCCGAGATCCAGCCATCAGCCTCTAGGACAAGGTGGTAGCCCTGCGCCTGCGGCACCCAGCAGAACACCAGCCGCGAGGGGATGTCGGCCAGCCGGCATTCGTGACGCATGATCAAGGCATAGTCGTCACAGTCGCCTTCGTAGTGCCCGGCGAGAGACTGCGAGAGGATGTCCTGCTTGTTCATCCAGTACTCAGGCGACCCCCAACGGTCCTCGTCGCGGACGTAAGTGAAGGCATCGAAAACGACCCGATGGATGCGCTTGAGGCTGGCGAGTTGTTCAGCAGTCAACGCCACGTTGCCTCCCTTCGATGCAACCCTGCGGCGTAGGCGCAACAACACCGCTCGACTCGAACGGTGTCGGGCCGGTGGTCTGGCAGGCACTAAGCAGGAGTATCAGGAGCAGGTATCGCATCGTGTTGCTCCTTGCGGCTAAACATATGTTAAAGTATTCGCAGCGGACAAGGGTTCCAGCCCTTGCCGCCACTTTCCACGCGTATGCCTTAGGAGGGCAATAGCATGAACAAACTCAAGTCTAACCTTACTCAAGAAGTTCTCAAAGAACATCTGAACTATGACCCAAACACAGGTATTTTTACTAGGAGACATAGTTTCAGAGTTTGCACTGCCGGTGACGTAGCTGGATTTAGCAACGGAAAAAAGAACTACATCAGAATTAAACTTCTTGGAGATAGGTTCCTTGCACACAGGTTGGCATGGCTTTATGTTTACGGAACATGGCCTGAAAACCAAATTGACCATATAAATTGCGATAAAACAGATAACAGAATATGCAATCTTCGTGTAGTCAATCAATTTGAAAACATGCAAAACAGAATCTCTCCTCCACTTAGAAATACCTCTGGTTATCTTGGCGTTTCCAAGCACAGAAAGAAATGGAGAGCGCAGATAAGGGCCAATAATATTCACATAAATATTGGCACATTTGCAACACCAGAAGAAGCGCATAACGCTTACCTTGAGGCCAAAAGAAGGCTTCATCCAATTTGCTCGCTTTGATTATCAAATTCAGATTTAGTAATCCCTGGCCATCCGGCAAATGCCATCGTCCTCGCGCTGTAGTTCCCCTTGTGACAGACGACGTAGGGCGATACACCATCCCACTCCACGACCATCACAAACTGCGGATCGTCAAGATTCGCCGGTAGCCCTGCTGCGCTGTGCGTGTGGAGTTGGTCGAGAATGGATTGAGCCATGCGCTCGGGTTGAGTGCGGCGCTCTGTTTGGATTGTGATGTGGAAGGTCATGGGGAAGTCACCGCTTGAAGTTCGCTGGAGGAAAGGGCGCGCTGGCCGATGCGGATATTACGAATGGTTCCGTTTAGATTGCCGGTGCTGACAGAATCTATCCCGACAAACAGATCCGCTCCAATGTCGAGGTTGCCATCGAAGCCGTCGCTGGTTCCAACCGTTCCCGATAGAGACGCGTTCGTCACGGTGCCACCCCATGTCGTGGCGATGTTTTTCACCGCCGGTGACGTCGTCATCGGAAGGAATTTGCGCTCAGCGGTACCGTCATACACGGACAGCTCCGAGTCCGAGCTCGAGTACGCAGGGAAGTTCCCGCCGGTCGCTGCAACGAAGGACACCGAGGCCACGCTCGTCGGCATCGTCACTTCCGCATACGCCCACCCCTTAGTACCGTCGATATTCCCGCTACTCGAATACGTCAGCACATCAGCATTCCGCTTCACAGCTACCGTTGTCGTGGGGATATAGCTGGAGGCGAAGGAGCCGAGTTCGAGTTGAGCGCCCCATGCACCTACCGTTTCCGTTCCTGCTGCTGTGTAGTTCTCATTGCCAGCATAGTCTGTAGCATTTGGGGATATAAAAACATTACCAGCACCAGCAGACATTGTTCCAGTGATTGAAACGCGGTACACATCTGCAATAGAAGTAGGCTCAATGGTCGATGTTGTTCCTGCACCTAATGCACCAACAACCCCGTTTAGCAGATCAAAAGATGCGGCAAGAAGCCCTCCACCATTCGACATTATTAACGCCGCCCATTGATTATTTATGTACCTTAGATAGCAAGAATACGTTGTAACCCCGGCACTAAAAGTTATCCCCTGACGCAAGTAGTGCTGAGATGTAACGGCAATACTTGTGATCTTGTCCATCGTCATAGTGCCGTCAGGAGCAGTGTACTGATCCCCGGTAACGACCGTAGATGAATCAACCCCCCATGTAGTACCCAGCGTCTGACTCTGCAAGCACAGATTCGTCCTCGCGCCTTCTGCGGAGTAGCCGAGTAGCGTGGTGGAGGGGATGGGATTTCCGCTAATATCCGTGGCGAAGCACTTGACGCCATCGACCATGCTGCCGTGATAGTAAGGTGCGGAGAGGACACCGACACTCACATACTCCCGCGCAGTTGTCTGGTCGGTTTCTGCGACCATCGACACAACTTGAATATCTACGAGCGTGGCAACCGATGCCGTAACAATCAGCGTTCCGGCAGAGATTGTCTTTGCAACAAACGTGCGCCCGGAGGCTGATGCAGCAAGCGTTCCGGTAGCGCCCCCCGTACCGGAGAACGTAACGGTTCCGGTTCCTGCGCCCATACTGAACTGATACGCCCCTGCCGGTAGCGTCATCGTTACACTAGCAGCAACCGCAAGCGTAGAAGATTGTGCAGCGCCTAGACGGATGAGGTTATCAACCCTCCGCGCCCCCGGAAAGCCAATCTCCCCGGCAAGCCCTGTGACTAGATAGCCATCATTGTTCTGCCACGTCTTTGTGGTGGCGCGGGTGAAGGTGGCTGTGGTGCCGGATGCGGCGCTTGCGGGAACTGCCGTATGGGTCAGGGGCAAGCGGAACGGTGCGCCGTCGAATAGCTGGCTACGCAACGGCCAGCCGTT